GGCTGAATCCAGAGAATGGCTTGACAGTAAGTCATTGAGCTGGTGGCAGTGGCACTATCATTGGCTGCGTCAGCTCTGTCGGTATCGGCGTGCATTGCGCTGGAACGTAAACGGTGCGCGTATTCGAGCAGCCCACTAGCAATGTCAGCAGGAACAGGAAGATCACAGGTTTTTTCACGGCGGAGAATCTCTCGGTATTCGATTACGGTTTCTTCGGTTCTGGTGTCGATCAGGGAGTTAAGCCTGTTGGCATGTTCTGCAACCTGATTGAACCGATTAAAGTTGAAAGCCTGAGTTGCGATCACCTGCCCCTGCAAAGCGTTATCATTTCGAAGAACGTCGTTATCACTCTGTATGCTGGTTGCATCTGCGCAACTCTTTACAAGCGCTAATGACAGGCCAGCAATAACGACAACGACGATAAGACCCGGATTAATTTTCATTGGCTCAGCCCCCAGCACGCCAGAGCACTCTCCTGGTCCCGTCTCTCCACCTGGCCATAACACCCATTCTTCTGGCCTTTGGTGAGGCGGCAATCACGTCCTCCGTCCTTAATCCACCAGCGGATTGCTTCGCATGCCCCTTTGCGATCACCTGCGTTAATACGCCTATAAAAGGTCGAAGGGAAGCATTTACCGGGGCCAATGTTGTACGGGCAGAAGGAAGCTATACCAACCTTTTGCGGCTCTGTCAGAGGCACTTTGATATTACGATCAACCCAGGTTAATGCCTTATCGCGTTCAATAGCGTTAACCTTGCGGCATTGTTCCTCAGTGGCCGTCATACCTTTAACAACACGCCTGCCATCGATGACGGTCACGCCGTGACATAGAGACCAGACCCCACCCGGATCCACTACGGCCACCAGCGCATTACCTTCTTTCTCACTGATGAACTGGTCGAAAATAATTGGCGCAGTTGCTCCGGACGCGATTAGCGCCAGCACTGCTGCGCTGAGTTTTGACTTATTCAACATCACTCACCTCGCGCAGCTTTGCGGCGATCCGCTTTGATTTGGAAGTACAGACTCGTCAACCACGTCAGCAAACCAAACATGAGGCTACCTAACACACCAATGGCCGCCCATTGTGATGGGGAGACTTTATCGAGGAGCTGAAGCAGCCAGTATCCGGTCCCCCCACCAGATGCTCCGTATGCAATACCCGTCGTGATTTTTTCCATTCGATACATGCTCTCACCTCGCTACGTTGCGGGTGTCCTATTGAGGTAATAAAAAGGGCCGCATCAGCGACCCTAACTTTTATTCCCCTGCCAGCTGCCTTACCTCACTTACCGTCTGGTCGAATCGTTCCTCTTCCAGTTCTACGCCGATAGCCTGGCGACCCAGTTCTATCGCTGCTTTAACAGTTGATCCCGAGCCCATAAAGAAATCGGCAACCACATCGCCGGGCCTGCTGCTGGCGTTGATGATCTGCCGCAACATTTCAGCGGGCTTTTCGCAAGGGTGTTTACCTGGATAGAACTGCACGGGTTTATGTGTCCAGACGTCTGTATAGGGCACGGCTACTGTCACAGAGAAATGCCGCCGAAGAGATTTGTACTCTTCCAGCAGATCAAGATATTTCCGGTTCAACGAATGCCACGTGGCCACCAGATGGTGATGCGGTGCTTTGAGTTCAGAGGCGCGGTATTTTTCAATAGCTATCTGTGTGAATAGCTCCTGAAGTTTTTCGTAATCCTGCTCGTTCGGTAGTTGCCACTGACTGGCCCCGAACCAGTGGGACACCATGTTTTTCTTTCCAGTGGCGTCCGCGATTTGTCTGGACGTTACCCCCAGCGCAGTTCTTGCGTCACGGAAGTAAGAAATTAACGGGGCCATAACATGTTGTTTAACCTCGTTGCTTTTCTCACTGAATCCGTCGCTTTTCGGTTTATATGGCCCCTGATAATGCTCAGCGAAAAGGATGCGCTCCGTCGCCGGGAAGTAAGAGCGCAGGCTCTCCTTATTGCATCCATTCCAGCGCCCCGAGGGTTTCGCCCAGATAATGTGGTTCATGACGTTGAAGCGTTCACGCATCATGATCTCAATGTCCGATGCAAGTCGGTGACCTGAGAACAAATATAGGCTGCCGGCAGGCTTAAGGACTCGCCAGAACTGGGCAAGACACATATCAAGCCAGCGAAGATAATCGGTGTCGCCGTTCCACTGGTTATCCCAGCCATTCGGCTTCACCTTGAAATAAGGCGGGTCTGTAACAATGAGGTCTATTGAGTCATCAGGAAGTTGCGCAAGATACTGAAGGCAATCGGTGTTTACTAATTGAGCACTGGATATTTTTACAGTATTTTTCATAGATCAGTAAGCGGGTCTCTGGTAGGCTCACTGTGCTTTAGCGCTAAAGCGGTGGGCCTTGGTTCGCTTGTGACCTTCTACATGAGCAAATGGCTGGCCGGGTGCTACAACACCCACCAGCCGCCCATTTCACAAAAAAAAGCCCCCATCACTGGAGGCGCTTGTAACATCCGAATTGGTATATCGAAAACTTCGCCAACACCAGCTGCGTGAGTATGAACTGGCAGCGCGCCAGACTCAGATGCGTATTCTCTGCAATTTCCCCTGCTGTCGCTGGCGACGCGCTTAATTCGTTATAAACCGCCTTTGCTTCAGCAGTCATATACTCTTGATTTTGCATGCCTTTTACCTGTTTTAAGAGATTGACATACAGATAACTCTAGTTGATAAAGTCAGCAAGAAGTCTTTGCATCAGGCACAAAAAAACCCGCGCGAGGCGGGTTTTTCAAAAAGCACCAGCTATGGTCATGCTGCTTTGCGATGGCGCTGCTTACCCTGCTTTTCCTTTCCGGAAACAGTGGCGTCAGTGAACGCGTTAGGAGCAGCCTTCATCAGCACTTCAACAGCAGCACCCATACCTGCGAATGCTTTCATTGTGTCGAATTTTACTTGTGGCTTGGTCGCTTTTTGAGTTTTCATGATTACCTCTGAGACTCGTGTGCCTCTTCTTTCATAATAAAGGTAGCACCGTGGCTATCCTTTACCAATCGTTCTGACCGATTGGTGTCATCAAAACACTCGTCAAGATAGTTTGATGATTACGTTTACCTGAAAGGTAAATTTGGAAGGTAATCCTACAATGTGTAACGGGATCCCGTCTACCCTAATTGTGCGAAATTGAGGAAAACTGCTTCGATTGTGGTTGTTTCACAGACCATAACGTACCCGCTTCTGTCCAGAACAAAGCCGAAAGAAGAATAGTAAGAAAGCAGCTCAGGCACAGGTTCAATAATACGAATTTCTTCACACTCAACCGCTTTGCAGAACATGTAAGCGCTCATCAGCGTAATCAGAACCATGCGTCCGTTAAGTGGATGAGGTTCATCATCGCGAGTAAAGCGCTCAATCATATGAATGTTGAATGTATGGTTTTCTATGTCGAACACACACAAAGCGGCACCATCTGGCACACCCTGTACTGCACCATGTGCAACGAACTTAATGCATAGCTCAAATTTGCTCGGATCGTTTCCATGGGTAGCGAGTGCATAATCCCACTCTAATTGTCCAAAGCCACCACATAGGATTCTATAGTCATCATCGCTGATTGGGCCGACAGCCAAGGGAAGCTGAATATTATCCAAAATTAGCTGGATATTATTTCTAACTGATTGGCCAATCTCTTCCAATGAAAGCATAAACACCTCAACAAGCGAAACGCGACGAATGCTTAGTTTACCCTATCCTACTTACGGAGGGTGCACCTGAGTTGTAAAAGATGTGTATACAGAACGGCGATATGACAGGGGTATTGATGCAATGCACCTCGCGAATACCCCTGTCGTATCGCCGTAAAGCAAAAGCCCCGACTGGCGGGGCTCTCGTTATGTTCAAATTGTCGCTTTAGTTCGCTGCCATCGCGGCGCAGCTCTGCCAAGCATGAATGAATTATCTTAATTTCTGGCTCGTTTTCAATGTCAAAATAAAAATAAAGCACTAAAAGCTAAAGGTCAGGTAATTCAGCTCTGCTCAGCTAAGAGTTGCCTCGTAGATAAAAAAACCTTCGCCCTGAAAATTTCCAGGCACCAGCGAACACGTTTTCTGGCCTCCCAATCCGTTAGCCACGGCGCGATCGACTGTAACTCCCGCGTAATGTCAGAGATTTTTTTGCGCGTGGTGTAATACTGTAGACCGACGATATAAACCGGATCATTTACATCAAGCGCCTGAAGCACTGACTGCTCGACAAAATCAACGTCTTCAGCGTGCATGGCTTCATCAATTATGCTGGTGGCTGGCTGTGGCCACAGGATAGCGTGGGCACGATTAAGCGCCTGCGGCCCCCTGAATCCTTCGCCCCGAGCTTGTTCGAGTGCTGCTGTAAAGCGAGACAATGCCTTATCTGACCATCGCCCTCCTTTTAGAACATCCCAGCAGGCGTGCGCGCGCGGTAAACGTGGGGCTGATCCACCGCTTACACCCTCTCCCCATGTTGTCAGCAATGACTTAATCCAGGCAGCCTGAATACTTGTCAGCAGCATGCTCTTACCCAACCAGCTTTTACGCGGTGCAGTCGCTGCTTTACCCAGCGCTTCAATATGATTACGGCGTTGACGTGGTGTCATCCTGTTTGCTCCTTACGCCAGAACGCCGAGCGCGTAGGCCCGGTCCAGCACTTTAATGATCATTTCCAGCTGTGAGCCATATTTGCGCTCGAATGCCAGGTGGTCGTTATGAAGTTCGGTATGATGTTTTCGGCAAAGTGGAATGGAGAAAATGTCGTGCGCTTTCGTTGCCATGCCACCCTGCCCCCATCCGATTAAGTGGTGCGGGTCGTCTGATTGCTGCTGGCAGCATTCGCAGGGCTGTGTTTTAACCCAATTCAGATAATCGCGATTTTCCCAGCGCAGGCGCTTTGGGCGACGCATAAAAGATTGAGGCGGTGCCGGATCCACTATCACGCCCACCAGCGGTTCTGTTAGCGTATCAGGCAGATCAACGGCTGAAACTAATTCGCCAAGGATGTTGGTGGCCGGTACTGCAGGCGTAATATCGCTTTCGCGTCCAATCTCGCTTTCTTCGGGTAAACGAAGCACTTCCCGAGCACAACATTCCGGTAAAGCATCCGTTACTGACTTACGAACAGCCCACCAGCTGAGTTCCGCGAGGGAAATCTCGCGACTTTTGTCGATACCGAGAGAAATACGAATAGAATCCAGAACAAAGGCAATAACGTTTCTGCGTGCCAGTTCTGCCAGCGCCTCGGTACGCTGCTCTCGCAGTTGGTTGTCGCAATAGCCACAAAGCAGGATAGACCCCGGCTCATGGTGCATGATGGTTAGTTCGTGATAGTGGTAATCACTGTGAGCGTACTGGCAATTTCCGCCGCCGTACTTCAGTAACCAGTAATCAAGCCCGCTTATTCCACCGGCTGCAATCAGGACCTTTTCATTCAAAAAGAAGCTTCGCAGCTGCACATTGTCTGCCAGTGGCTGCCGCGCATCCGGAACACGACCAGTTTGATACCCGGCCATACTTTCTGGCTGGCGCTCGATCAGGATTCTGCCTGCTGTGAATAACTCCATCAGTTCCCTGCCCGGCTTCAACAGCACGACACCAAGTTCTCTCGCAATCACAGGTTGCAGAAGCGCACGCATTACTCGCTCTCCTTGATAATGATCTGCCCGTTTTCGCCCCAGAGCTTCGTTATCCTTGAATCCCAGATATGCTTGTCGTCTTCGAAGAGCGCATCCATCAGAGACTTCAGCAGATTATCGAGATCGGGTTTACCCTGATGAGGCTGCCCGTTCATTTCTGCGCGCTTCTTTTTGCTCCAGCTCTTCGGCATCGGAAGAACGAAGGTAACGTGTGAATTTGATTCAGGCATGCAGATGCCCATGAGCCGGACGTGATCGCAGAAGGCCCGGTAACGCATAACTTCAGGGCGCTTCTTCCATTTGTCTGCACGCGTCATGCGTGGCTTACCCATGGGGAGGATGTTGTAGACTGTCACGATCATCCCCATGTCCGGGAGCGCATGCTTTGCGCTGTCTTAGGTGAGGATTTTTGCTGCGGGAGTAATGCGCTGACTATCCAAAGCCGAGGATCAATATCGAGGCTTTTCTCAACGGGAACGCCTTTAGACTGATAGCGCGCCACCAGCTCATTGGCTTCTTCGGTTGTCAGTCCGGAGTGAGTGAACCAGCTTTTCTTCATGCCACCCCCTGCAGGAATGACATCAAAAGGAAATCGCTGGCCTTTTGAGGGGTCAGTAGGAATTTATTCTGGTTTGGTGTTTGCGCCATGGTGTCTCTCCAGTGGCGCAGCAGGTATAGGGTGTTCAGGCCTATGACGGGAGTGTAACAGAACTTTGCGAAACGCGATAACCTGCCCGTTCCAGCATCTGTGTAAAGAGTGTTGGTGTACCTACAATCTCATCTTCCTGTAGCGGCATGAACGATACTTCATCGCCCCGCCTGTACATCAAAGCGCGCTCACTTTCAGGAAATGAGTGCAGTCGTGCAACGATAACCCCATCGTGACATCTGATGACCGCATAACCCTTTTTTGGTAATTCTTTTTTTTTCACCACCACCGATTCCCCCTTCGCGAATCTGGAAAAGTTAATGCTTATCCGATCAGTAGAACCAATCGTCTGCGCTTTCCCATGTTTCCTGAAGGATCTGCTCGACAGCCTTTTTATCGTTCTTATCAGCACCTAAAACCGTCAGGCTGTCCCCACTGGTCC